GGCCCAACTGGTGCGCAGGGCGTCCAAGGCATTGCAGGCCCAACCGGCCCAACAGGCAGCACTGGCGAAAATGGATTGACTGGGCCAACCGGCCCAACCGGCGCAGACAGCACAGTGGCAGGCCCCACAGGCCCAGCAGGCGCCCAAGGCGTGGCGGGCCCGACTGGACCCACAGGCGCGGATTCGACAGTTGTTGGCCCAACCGGCCCAACTGGCGCAAATTCGACTGTTGCAGGCCCAACTGGGCCAACCGGCGCGACAGGCGCTGGTGTTGCTGCTGGTGGCGCGATCGGTCAAGTATTGGCAAAAGCGTCTGCAACTGACTACGACACGACTTGGGTCGACCAGTCTGGTGGCGGCAGCAGCACAGTCACGTTCAACAACATCAGCGCAGCCTACACCTTGCAGGCATCGGATCTTGGCAAGGTCATCCGATGCGCCGTAAGCACAGCTTACGGCATTACATTGTTGGCCGCAGCCACTGCCGGTAACGGTTTCAACTGCTGGATCTGGAACCTGGGTCAGGCTGCCGTGACTTTAGTTCCCAATGGATCAGAAACGATCGACGGTATGTCGCCATTGTTGCTGCGTCCCGGTGAGGGCATGGAGATTGTCTCGGATGGCTCGCAGTGGCAAAGCGGCGCTAAAAAGACCATGCGGAGCTATGCCGAGTACAACCACCTCGGAAGCAAAAAAGCCATTGCTTCGGGGATTGGCAGTGTCGCTGTTGGCTTTGGTGCATCGGCGACGGGTCAGTACAGCATTGCTGCTGGGTCGGCCTCTGATGGATCGTCTCCCATTGCAGGCGGAAACGGTGCGGCTGCAATTGGAAACGCTAGAGCTTCTGGCGCGGACAGCTTCTCGTCGGCCAACTCGACCAGCTTCAGTTACGGCTCACAGGGGGCAAACTCTGTTGCTATGGGGAGCGTCTCAAAAGCAACCGCTGCGCACAGTTATGCAATCGGCCGATCTGCAACGGCATCCGCAGCCAGTGCCATTGCGTTGGGAGGCTTGTCAAACACTGCATCAGGTCAGTATTCCGTCGCAATGGGAGGCTCCACCAATACCGCATCTGGGACGGGGAGCTTTGCAGGTGGTGGGGGCCTATCATTGACAGGCGCTACTGCTAATGCAGCCAGTAGTTTTTGTTGGGGTGAGGGAGCTTCGGCAAATGGTGTTATTGGGCGGGTTGTTTTTGGTGCTCCTGTTAATAGTTTCGCTGCTCAAAATGGAGCGTTATCAATAAGTATTCAAACCACAAACGCAACCGCTACCAAGTTGACCGTCAATCAATCCGCAGCAAACACAACCAACCAGTTGATTTTGCCTAACAATACAGCGTATGCGTTTAGCGGTTTGATTGTTGCTCGTAAGCAGGCTTCTGGAGGAACTGACTCTGCTGCTTGGAAAATAGAGGGGCTTATCCGTAGGGAAGGCTCCTCTGCAACCACTACGTTGGTTGCCTCCACCGTCACAGCAATCAGCAACGTGCCCGGATGGACAATCGCACTTTCCGCAGATACTACGAACGGGGGTTTGTCGGTAACTGCGACAGGTGCGGCAGCAACCAACATTCGTTGGGTTGCAACCATTGACACTGCTGAAGTCACATATTGATTGGGAACAAAAATGGCAATTAAACTTGATCTTTCGACATCGCAGTTTGGTGTTCCTTTTGCTGGTGCGTATTTCCGCATCGTTACCGCAGCCGTGAGCCGTCATGGCAACAATGACGAGCATAAGCACACAGTCATGATTGACGTTGTGGGATATGCCGCGCCGCCGGAGAGTGATGACACTCGCGATGTGGACTTTCGCCGTTATCACGCCCCATATGAGCAAGTGGAAGCACAAGCAGGCCCTAACTTCTTAGCCCGTTGTTATGACTGGGTGATGGAACAACCTGATATGTTTGGGTCTGTTGCAGTTTGATTTTTACAAAAGCAACATGACAAGAAAACTAAAAATTGCCGTCTATGCAATCAGCAAAAACGAGGAGCAATTTGTTCAGCGTTTCTGCGATTCAGCAAAAGACGCCGATTTGATTTTGATCGCAGACACAGGATCAACAGACAAGACAGTCAACAAGGCAACTGTTTGCGGCGCAATGGTGCGAGACATTTGCATCAAGCCTTGGCGCTTTGACAAGGCCAGAGATGCGGCCTTGGCGCTCATACCCGGCGACTTTGATGTTTGCGTTTCGCTGGACTTAGACGAAGTGCTTGAGCCAGGCTGGCGCGAGGAAATCGAGCGCGTGTGGCAAGACGACACAACCCGCCTGCGCTACAAGTTTGATTGGGGATGCGGCATCAGCTTCTTCTACGAGAAAATCCACCATCGGCACGGCTATCACTGGCATCACCCTGTCCACGAATACCCACAAGCAGACGCCAGAATCCAAGAGGTCTATGCGAAAACCGATATGCTTTTGGTCAGCCATCACCCAGACCCAACAAAGTCTCGCGGCCAATATATGCCCTTGCTGGAATTAGCCATCAAAGAAGATCCGCATTGCCCACGAAATGCGTTCTATCATGCCCGCGAACTGACGTTCTATGCCCGCTGGAATGAGGCCATAGAGGCGCTGAACAAGTATTTGGCTATGCCAGAAGCCACTTGGCAAAATGAACGCTGCTACGCCATGCGATTGCTTGGCAAGGCATACTCTGAGCTTGGCGACACAAACCAGGCATTGAAATGGTTTCGCCTAGCCGTTGCTGAAGCTCCAGGAACCCGCGAGCCATGGGTTGAATTGTCAATGCAGGCCTATCGCCTCGGAATGTGGCATGAAAGCTACTCTGCGGCAAAGTCTGCATTGCAGATCCAAGACAAGCAATCCGTCTACACAATGGACCCAGAAGTCTGGGGAGCAAAGCCGCTTGACCTGGCATCCATCGCCGCCTGGAATCTTGGCCTAAACGCTGAGGCTGTGTCTTTTTGCCGCGAAGCCTTAAAATTTGCGCCAAATGACGCACGTCTGCTGGCAAATCTGCAAAGCATGACTCAAACGAAAGAGTGAATATGGCCTTTGATTTGTTTAAGCGATTCCGCCCAGCGCCCGTGTTGGAGTTGAAATCCGTCACCCTGCCCGAGTTGCTCATGACGATGAGCCGCACCGCGCCGCAATTTCAGAAGTGGGACACCGAAGTCGCCATCGAGCAAGGCCTCAAGGCGTCGGCCATCTTTTATGCCTGCGTCAACCGCCGCGCCCAATCCGTGGGTCAAGTTCCGTGGGTGGCAAAGCGCAAGCAACGCGATGGAACGATGATTGAAGCGCCAGAATCGCCGCTGCAAAAGCTGATTGACAACCCTAACCCTGACTTTGCTTGGTCTGAAATGACCGAGTTGATGTCGCAGCACATCGACCTGGCTGGCAATGCTTACTGGTCAATCATCAAGGCTGGCAACGCCAATTCACCGGTTGAGCTTTGGCCAGTGCTGCCTCAAGGCATCAAAATCAAGGCAGGCACAAAACGCCTGATTGACCACTACATTTACCAGTACGGCGGCACATCAAAAAACATCAATTCCGATGACATGGTGCACGTGAAGACGGTCAATCCAAATGATTTTCTTTTTGGCTTGCCGACAATCCAGGCCGCTGGCCGCGCAGTGGACGTTGACCGCGAGGCCAGCCAATGGCAACTCAACTCGATGCACAACCGCGGCATTAGCGATTACGCCATCGTCATTGACCCCGAGACAACCGCCGAGCAAATGGCCCGCCTGCGCGAGTTGCACAAAGAAAAGCAAGCCAGCGCTAACAACGCCCGCGCTCCATTTTTCACGACCCGCGACATCAAGACCCTGAATCAGTCCGCCGTTGAGCTGGATTTTGTGAACAGCCGCATGAAGGTCTGGGACGAGATTTGCTCGGCCATGGGCGTGCCACCAGTCATGGTCGGCATCATGGAAAACGCTACCCTGGCGAACATTGAGACAGCTCGCAAGATTTTCTGGGCCGACACCATTACGCCACTGCTGCGCATGATTCGATCGCAACTGAACGCGCAATTGGCCGCACAGTTTGGCCCTGAGTGGTTCATTGACTTTGACTTGTCTGGCGTGGCCGCGCTCCAAGAAGATTACGGCAAGAAACTGGACGAGGCCAAGAAACTGTTTGACATGGGCGTGCCATTCAACACGATCAGCGAATTGCTCAAGCTGGGCGTCAAGCCGATCGAGGGCGGCGACATTGGCTATTTGCAGGGCGGATTGCTGCCCGCTGGGTTTACTTCGGCTGATGAAGCCAATCTGCAACTGTCTGGCCTGTCTCCTGAGTTGCTCAAAGCCATGGCGTACGGCAAAGAATGACCGCAATCAACCCGGCAAACAAACAGCGCCAGCGTGCATTGGATGACGCCATCCAATCGCGCATGAGCGCCAAGTTTGAAAACCGCCTGCGCATCGAGCTTGCCAAGACCGTCAGGCAAGTGGCCGATGCCTACGAAAAGCGCGGAGAGCTTGCCATTTCGCAGGCCGTGAATGATCGCAAGGTCCAAATGGCGCAAGCCTTTGTAAGCAACTACCGATCAATCGCCACGTTTTTTGGCAAGCGGATGATCAAAGAGGCCAAGTCGCACCCGGGCGCTCAGGTGACAAAAGCCGGTGTGATGGACATTTTTAACGATGCGCTGGAGATGTTCATCACGCAATGGGTGGCCAGGCGCGTGACGCAGATTGACCGCACGACCGAAAACCAGATCCGCACCGTCATTCGCGGGGCTATGGATGAGGGCTTGTCCGTGCCAGAGACCGGCAAGCGAATCCGCGACTACGCAGCGCCGATGTCGGCCACCCGCGCCAACATCATCGCTCGGACCGAGACGCATACAGCCGCCAATTTTGGGGCGCAACAAGGCGCTGAGTTGACCGGCCTCAAGATGCGCAAGGAATGGGTATCGGCCCAAGACGAGCGCACCCGCACAAGCCCACCCGACGAATTCGATCACGCCGATGCCGATGGCCAAGTGGTGGACATGAATGATTCATTCACCGTTGGCGGCGAACAATTGATGTTCCCAGGCGACCCCGGCGGCAGCGCAGGCAACATCATCAATTGCCGTTGCGCCGTGGTTTATTTGACAGACGATTGACCGGTGCGATAATTCGCCAACCCAAGGGGATGAATATGGAATTTAAGAGCCTGAAGTTTGACGATTCTGCGCTGAACGCAGACGAGCGAACCTTTGAAGGTTATGCCGCCGCATATGGCAACACCGACAGCGATGACGACATCATCGAGCAGGGCGCATTTGCCAAGTCAATCAAAGAGGGCTTTCCCTCTGGCCGCATTAAGGTTTTGTGGCAGCACCGCAGCGACTCGCCCATTGGGATGCCGATTGATATGCGCGAGGACGCTAAGGGTCTGTGGGTCAAAGGTAAGATCAGCAAAACCCGCCAAGGCGACGAGGCGCTTGAATTGATGCGCGATGGCGTGATCGACCGCATGAGCGTGGGCTTTTCCATCCCAGGCGGCAAATCGCAATACGACCAGTCCGGCATTCGTCACATCTACGAAGGCAAGCTTTTTGAGTTTTCGTTGGTCACTTGGCCCGCAAACGATCAGGCCATCATCACGGGCGTCAAAACGCTCAAAGAACTGCGGCAATTTGCAGAGGGTTACGACCTGAATGCAAAGGCCAAAAAAGAATTGCTGGACGAACTGTTCAGCATTACGGCACTGTTGAAGGGTGAGCCGCTGCAAGGCACTCATTCCAAGGGACAGCCGCCATTGTCTGTCGATCAGGTTAAGAGCTTGATTGATTCCGCACTGGGCGATCTGGCCCGAATCTAACTGGAGAAAATCATGGACATTTCCGAATTGAAAGGTCACTTGGACACCGTCAAGTCTGAGATCACAACCGCCGTTGCCAAGCGCGATGCTGAAATCAAGCAATACGGCGAAGCCACTGAGGCAACCCGCAAGGCTTTGACCACTGCAACTGAGCGCCTTGACACCATCAAAGGCGACATGGATCGCATCGACGCCCGCGTCATTGAGATGGAAAAAGCAGCCAAGCGTCAATTTGACGGCCACGCCGAAGCCAAGTCCTTGGGCGCTCAATTCGTTGAGTCGCAAGAGTACAAGAGCGCAGGCTCTCGCGGCACCAACGCCGTGCGTGTGAACAAGGCTCTGTCCAACTTGGCCGCTTCCGCTGGTGCCTTGGTGCAACCTCAGCGCCGCGCCGATGTGGTGATTCCTGCCCAGCGTACCGCCTTCATCCGCGATTTGCTGACCAGCATCCCAACTTCCAGCAACGCCGTTGAAGTGATGCGCGAAAACGTGTTCACCAACAACTCTGCGCCTCAGCAGCCAGGCTCGGCCAACACCGCCATCGGTGCTGGTGAATTCCAGTCCAAAGCCGAATCTAACCTGACCTACGAACTGGTGACCGTGCCCGTCCGTACGATGGCTCACTGGATCGCCGCCAGCCGTCAAGTGCTGACCGACGCTCCAATGCTCCAGCGTCTGGTGGACACCAAGCTGATGTACGGCTTGAACCTCCTGAGCGACACTCAGTTGCTGTACGGCGCTGGCACAAACCAGTCCCTGACTGGCCTGATGGTGGACTCTGGCGTTTCTACCGTTGGCGAGATCGCCGCAGGCACTACCGCCGCAAACCTGCCTGGTGCAATGTTGAATCACATCCGTTCGGCCATCACCAAGTGCCAGACGTTTGAGTATTACAACATCAACGGATTGGTGGTTAACCCCATCGACTGGGAAACCCTCGAAACCGCCAAAGGCTCTGACGGCCACTACATCTGGGTCACTGTGCCCAATGGTGGTGAGCAGCGTCTGTGGCGCGTGCCAGTCATTGTGTCCAACGCAATGACCCAAGGCGATTTCTTGCTGGGCGACTGGACTATGGGCGCGACCATCTATGACCGCGAACAGATGGACATTCGTGTGAGCGAGTCCCACAGCGATTACTTTGTCAAGAACGGCGTTGCCATCTTGGCTGAGGAGCGCTACGGCTTTGGCATCGAACTGCCAAAAGCCTTCACCAAAGGCTCGTTTGACGTGGCCGCTGCCTAATTGAGGCGAATGGGGTGGGCTTTTCGGCTCACCCCAATTTTTTGAAAGTTTACGCATGAAGGCTTACACTCTTTTAATGAATTGCCATCTTGGCCGCAAAGGCAGCGTGATTGAAGTTGAAGACAACGAAGCACGTCAATTGGCGGTCAATCGTGTGATTGATTTTCCTGTGGCCGTATCGGTGACAAAGGTCATTTCCAGCATCGCTGGCGATGCCCAATCCGTGACAGAAGTCATTGAGCCGAAAGTGCAAAAGGTGAATGGCCCAGAGATCGTAAAGGTCGATGGCCCTGAAGAAACAAAACGCCGTGGGCGACCACGTAAAGCCGATGCAAGCAACACCGCAGACTGATACCGTATCGCCCGTCACGGCGGCTGAATTGGCCGCATTTCTGGGCGTTGACGCGACCGATCCATTGCTGGATGGAATGCTAATCGCCGCAACAGACGCAGCCATTCGCTGGATCAATCAGGACTTGCTTGCCCGTAAATGGGTTTTGAAGTGTGGCGACAATCTTGGTCAAGAGCAGCAGCTTTCGCCTACGCGCTTTCAATCAAACATCATTGAACTGCCGTACACCGCGCTTGTTCGGGTGCTGTCTGTGACCGGTGGATGCGATGCCATTTGCTGGGAGGTTGTCAGCACCGGACGCCCTGCCAAGATCCGCATTGATGGCTGGGATGGCGTCTCAGAGTTGACCATCACCTACAACGCAGGCATGGCGACAATTCCCGCATCCATCAAGACGGCCATCATGATGATCGCGTCTTTCATGTACGAGCATCGAGGCCAATGCGATGGCGACGATGCCATGAAGAAATCAGGCGCAGCCACATTGCTGCGCCCCTACCGCGTTGAGGTGGTGATTTGAAGTGCTGCGACCTTTCAGCCGGTGGATTGCGTGAGCCGTTGGTTTTCCAGCGCCGCCAAACTCAGTCCGATGGCATGGGAGGCCAGGATCTCGATTGGGTTGACCTGTTCAGCACCAATGGCGATGTTCGCCCGCTGTCTGGCCGCGAGGCCCTGACCGGGATGCAACGCGAGGCCAGCGTAAGCCACCGCATTTTTATTCGTTACCGCGACGGGCTTTTGCCGTCCGACCGCATAGTCATGCGCGGCAACCCCATGCAAATCATTGCCATCATCAACGTGGAAATGCGCAATCGGTGGCTTGAGTTGCAGTGCCTGCAAGGGGTGGCGACATGAAAATGACGCTGACCGGCGACAAAGACCTGATCGCCAACATCCGCAAATACGGAAAGCAAGCCGATGACGCGATCAAGATGATCGTTATGGCGACCGCGCAAAACGTCCGCACGCACGCAATCCGCGCCATCCAAGGTGGCCCGAAGACCGGCAAAGAATATAAAAAATACGCGCCAAAGCGCACGCACCGCGCATCATCGCCAGGTCAAGCGCCTGCGACCGACACCGGGCGGCTGGCCTCATCCATTGTGGCCGACATCACCGGCCTGACCGCCGAAGTCTCTGCCAACGTTCAGTACGCTGCACCACTTGAGTTCGGGACAGTCAACATGGCGCCGCGCCCATTCCTTGAGCCCGCGCTTGAGTCTGAGCGCATGAAATTTGAGCAACGCTTGATGCGCCTGTCCGATGAGGCATCGAAGGGAATCAATCCATGATGCAAGAAGAAATCCAGACAGCCATTTACGAGGCAGTCGCGGCCATCGGCTACCCGACATATGACGAAGTGCCGCAGGTCACAACCTACCCTTACATCGTCGTTGGCGATGACCGCAGCACGCCGTTTGACACCGATGACTCGGTTGGCTCAGAGACAATCTGCACCATCCATGTCTGGTCACAGTATCGCGGGCGCAAAGAGGTCAAAGAGATCATGCGCTCGATCTACCACACGCTGAACCGCGCAAACTTGGACATCACGGGCGGTCAGTTGATAGAATGCCACGCAGAGTTTGAGGAATCATTCCTTGAGCCTGATGGGCTGACGAGACACGGAGTGATCCGGTTTCGCTTGATCGTCGAGGAAAATGGATACGCGCAGGTGTATTTCACGACCCAGGCGAATTCGTATCTCCAGGCCGAATCAGGCCATTATTTAGTCACTGAGCAAGGAGCTTGAAATGACAGCATTTGTGGGCCGCAAGGCCATCTTCAAAAAGGGTTTGACGACTGTTGCCGCCGTGCGCACTCGCTCAATGACGCTGGGCAACGAAGTCGTTGACATCACATCCGATGATGACAACGGCTTTCGCACCATGCTGGCTGAGCCAGGCAACAAGACGCTCGATCTGACCGTTGAAGGCGTGTTCAAAGATGCCACCATGCTGACAGTCGCCATGAGCGGCACCGACATCATGGAAGCCTTCTCCATCTTGTTCCCCAGCATTGGCACCATTGCCGGTGACTTTTTGGTGACATCCTTTGAGGCTGGCGCGGCCTACAACGAGGCAGGCACATTCAGTTGCTCGCTGCAATCGTCTGGCGCGTTTACCTTCACGCCCGCCGTCTGATGAGCGCCATCTTTCGAGATGTTGAGTTGGCATGGGAAGGCAAGACCTACACGGTCAAGCCGACCATGCTGATTCTGAACAAGATCGAGCAGCGGGTTAGCTTGGCCGGATTGGTCCGAGGACTGTCAACCGATGCGCCCCCGCTGTCTCACTTGGCCTTTGTGGTCGGCGAGTTCCTGCGGGCCGCCGGTGCGCGGGTGGATGACGAGGAGGTTTATCGCGAGTTGATGGTGGGCGATGTTCAATCCCTGCTGGCAATGCGCGACTCAATTCTGGTCGCCATCTTTCCCGAGCCGAAAAAAAAAGAAAGTCAACCGGCGGCGAGCTAGTTGATGTGAATTGGGGCGGCTTTTATGTCGCAGCCATCGGGTGGGGTCTGTCGCCATCCGAGTTCTGGCAAATGTCGCCAGCCGAGTGGTGGCTAGTGTATGAAGCCAAGCGCCCAAGGGACAAGGAGCTTGATTTTGCCGGTGGTTTGACAGATGCCGACTGCGCCGAGCTATTCGATATGTTGGAGGAATAATGGCGACCATTGGCAAATTAGCGGTACAAATCACGGCGGACAGTTCGGGGCTTGACTCTGGCCTGCGCACCGCCGAGAAATCAGTGGGCGACTTCAGTGGCCGTCTGGACACCCTCGCAACAAACCTCAAGACCATTGCGCCATTGGCCATCGCCGCTGGCGCTGCCTTTGCCTTCAACATGGCAAGAGGCCTGGCGGACAGCGCCGACAAGCTAGACGAATTGAGTCAACGCATTGGCGTAAGCGTTGAAGACCTGACGCGCCTGCAATGGGCCGCAAAGATGTCCGGCGCATCCAATGAAACGCTGACCGCATCCCTGCAAAAGCTGTCGCTGAACATGGCGAACAGCAAAGATCCGGCCAACGAATCAGCCGCTGCATTTAAGGCGCTCGGCATTGACATTGAGAACGCCGATGGCTCGATGCGCTCGCAGCTTGAAGTGCTGAACGATGTCGCCGACGCATTTGCGGGCTACAAGGATGGCGCAAACAAAACGGCAATCGCGGTCCAATTGCTTGGCAGATCCGGCGCTGAATTGATCCCCATGCTCAATGGTGGAAGCGCGGCCATCAAAGCCTTGGCCGCTGAATCCGACCGTCTCGGTAACACCCTCAGCACCAGCACCGCCAAGGCCGCAGCGGAATTCAACGATCACTTGGATCGCATGGCCGCACGCGCAAGCGCAGCCGCAAAAGCCATCGCAACACCATTGCTGCAAAACTTGAATCAGCTTTTTGCGGCGCTTGATCGCGGGGCTGAACGTGCAAGCGTGGCCGGTCTTGCTGGTGACGTCATCAAACTGAACAACGACCTGAAAGCCCTGCAAGCGCGGACATCCAATCCGTTTATCAATCAGGAAGTCCTGCAAAAGAACATCGCAGAAACCGAAGCCAAGCTAGAGACGGCAAAAAAGGCATTCAAAGACGCAGACAAGGCATTCCAAGACTCATTGGCCGAAAAACCTATTGAGCCACCAAAATCCACAATTCAAGCGCCTTCAATCGCCAAGATCAAGCCCGAGGAAATCAAAGACCCCTTGGGCGAGTTTGCCGACAAGAAGCTGGAAGAACAAGCGCAGCGCATTGCCCGCGAGGAGGAGATGCGCAATCAGTTCTTGGCCCGCAATGCCGAGGCAATGAAGCTGGCAACGCTCAGCGAGCTTGACCAAGAGCAATTCAAATACGAAGAAAAAATCCGCATCCTTGAGGAGTATTTGCTCAAAGAGCCCGAGATGCTGGCCGAGTATCAGGATGTCAAAGAAAAGATGGCCGAGGCCCACGAGAAGCGGATGCTGGACATTCGGCGCAAGGGCTTGACCGATCAGGAGAAATGGAACGCCCTGAGCTACAAAGACCAGGCTAAAACCGTCACATCTGAATTGATGAGCATGACCGGCGCGGCGGCCACCGAAAACCGCAAGATGTTTGAGATCAACAAAGCGGCATCGCTGGCAAACGCGGTCATCAAGGGTTACGAGTCGGCGGTCAACGCATACGCATTCGGCAGCAAATGGGGTGGTCCAGCAGGCGGCGCGGCAATGGCAGCATTGTCCGTCGCGGCAACTGGCGCACAAATCAACGCAATCAGGGCGCAATCCTTTGGCGGTGGTGGTGGCGGCACGGCATATGCGCCAAGCGGCAGCACGGCGGCAACCGGTCAGACGGCCATGCAGGGCGTCCAGCAGTCGCAAAGCACAAGCCAAGTCATTACAATCCAAGGCATCGGCGCTGGCGATATGTTTTCCGGCGACAGCGTGCGCGGGTTGATTGACCAACTGATCGAAGCGCAGCGCAACGGCTCAAAGGTGGTACTGTCATGATCTTCATTGGAAGCGGCTACGAGCCCACGCCAGACCTGAATTATTCGCGCATCGGTTATCAAAACATCACCGAAGGCAAGACTCCAACTGCGTCATCAAGCGCGACTGGCTACCCAGCAGTGGCCGCGACTTACCCGACGACATTTGAGTATTGGAAGCCAACAGCGGTTCCAGCAACATGGACGATTGATAACGGCGTTGCCGTACCGTGCGACTACTTTGGTCTTGTTGGCGATTTCAACGGAGCCGCCATTGATGTTCAAAGCAGCTTTGATGGTATTTCATTTGTCACCAGAGCAACAGGCACGCCAACAGATCGAGTTGCCATGTTTTTGTTCACGCCAATAACCGCCAGGTATTGGCGCATTCGCGTGCGCAATGCAATTGCCAGCATTGCAGTCGTTTACATTGGCACAGCCCTTGCTATGCAGCGCAGACTGTATCAAGGTCATTCGCCTTTGACGCTTTCCCGCGTGACAGACACGACTCAAAATATGTCAGAAACAGGTCAATATCTTGGGCGGTCAATCACTCGCAAGGGCCTAAAAACAAACTGCGAATACCAGCATCTCAAAGCAGACTGGTATCGCGCCAACTTCGACCCATTCGTCGAGGCCGCACGCACCGCGCCATTTTTCTATGCATGGAGGCCATTGTCCTACCCAAGTGAGTTAGGCTTTGTCTGGACAACCGGAGACATCAAGCCAACAAACAGCGGCCCAAAAGACTTCATGAGCGTTGGATTCACGGTCACAGGGATTGCAAATGCGTGAGCCGATCACAATCGTTGAAATTGATCGAGACATTTGCTCACTGACATTTGGCGTGTCTCCATGTACCGCGACAGGCGGGAAATGCTACAACACATGGGAGACTTGTTCGGCCCGTCCGGTTTTCGCCGTGACAACGCAGACGCTTCGATTTGTTAAGCCAAGCGCGAACGTCCCAATGTCGCTTGATGCCATTCCATCGGTCATTTCAACGACAACAAGCCCAACAGAGCTAAACGTTGGCGATGTTGACGCGTCATCTGGGCCACTGGGTAAGCGTGCCCAGGCAACGGTGACATTTCAAGATCACCCATATTCTGACGCGCTCACAGATCCATACGTGGCGACTCGATCGCTAAACCCATTTCAAAATGGCACTTTTTGGACAAAACTAAAGGCCAGATGGCCGATTGCCAAAGGCAGAGCCGTCAGGATTCGAGATGGCTACATTGGACAAAACCCGGTTGACATGGTGACCCGGGAATATCTGATTGATGCGATCGACGGCCCAAATTCAAACAACGTTGTAACGCTGAGAGCAGTTGACCCGCTGCGATTGCTTGATGACAAAACAAGTCAAGCTCCAGTCCAGTCCAAGGGATACTTGAGCGCGGACATCACCGAGATTCAGACAACAATCGCGGTCACTGGCGCTGTCTTGGCTGATTACCCGGCCACAGGAACGCTCAGGATTGAAGCCGAATTGATGGCCTACACTGGACGCACAGAGCTACTTGGCGTCATTACGTTCACCGGCATCACAAGGGCAACAGATGGAAGCACGGCCAAGACGCACAAGATTGAAACCCGCGTGCAGACGTGCATTCGTTACACAAACCAAAACGCATGGGAAGTCGCCAAAGGCCTGATTGACACCTATGCACCAACGGCATCCGGCTACATTGACAACACTCAATGGGCGGCAGAGGCGGCGCAATGGCTTGACGGCTTCATCGTTTCTGCCGTTATCAGCGAGCCAACTGGACTGAACACGCTTTTGGCAGAGCTTTGCCGTGATGCCCAGTTCTTTATCTGGTGGGATGAGCGAGTTCAGAAGATCCTTTTGAAAGCCGTTCGCGCTCCTGATGAGGTGCCAGTAAGATTTTCAGAGGATGCCAACATTCTTGCTGGATCGCAATCCATCAAGACAGCGCCAAACGAGCGCGTTTCACAGCTTTGGTATTACTACGAGCCAGCCGACTTATCAAAGAAGGTCAACGAAGAAGACAACTACCGCAAAGTCAGAATTCGCATTGATGCAGACTCAGAAAGTGAACGCGAATATGATGAGGCTGCGGTCAAAAAAATCTACTCCAGGTGGATCAGGACTGACGCAATTGTCACGGCGATCACAGCCCGAATCATTGAGCGCTACAAAACCGACCCTCTTTACTTGACCATCTCAGTTGATGCAAAAGACCGCAACACATGGACGGCGGACGTTGTTGACGTTAGCTCAAGCCTCCAAACAAACGCGGATGGATTGCCGCTCAATCGTCGCTACCAGGTCATCAGTGCCCAAGAGGTGCAACCAGGCGCGGTGGTCAAGTACGTTTTGCAGAATTATGACTTCACGGCAAAATACGCCTATTGGATGGCGTCTGACGCGCCCATCTTTTCATTGGCGACCGATGAGCAAAAAGCCACCGGCGCATGGTGGTCAGATGATGATGGCTTGATTGACGGTCAAGCTGGCTACGAATGGCAATGAGGAACAAATGACGACATTTACGACAATCCCAAACTCAAGCCTTGAGCCTGGCAAGCCGATTAGGTCAATTGATGGCCTAGCCTTGCGCGATAACCCAATCGCCATGTTTGAGGGTGATGCAAGCGCACCAAAATTGCAAACTGCCGCAATTCAAGATGATGCAGTCACCAAAGACAAACTGCAATCTCCTGCTGCCGGTGGCGCATATTTAATCTCTCGGCTTGTGGTCAATGCAAGATATACAGATTCCGCATTTGGACAAAGTGACCAACTTTATTCCCAGAATTTTTCCGTTGGTGTCACTGTTCTTGTTCCAGGTGTAATACGTTGCTCGTTTGAGCACCGAGGTCTATCTACGAATACAGTAAACGCCAGAATTTTGAAAAATGGCGTCCAGCAAGCGGCGTGGTCTACTTCATCAACATCTTTTACAGCCAGGACACTTGATTTGAGTGTTGATGTTGGTGATTTGGTAATTTTTCAGCAATCAGGAACTCCTGAAATTAATTTTACAGAATGGCGAAACGTGCAAATTTACTCAAACAACCCAGGCATGGCGGTGGCATAAATGAGACTCGTATCCCAAACACCGGACAATTCAGTCATCACCAAGTACATTGACGAAAACCACGCCGTTGTCATTGAAAAAGGCCTGAGCGATGAGTGGGAGTCTGCATCGCAATCACCGATCCTTGAGCCGTACGTTGAGCCCGCTCCTTATGCTCCAGACATGGACTTAATGCGCCAAGCTGCGTATCAAAAAGAATCAGACCCGCTCTATTTCAAATGGCAACGAGGCGAGGCAACACAGCAGCAATGGCTGGACAAAATTGCCGAAATCAAATCACGCTACCCAGTTGCTGGAAAATAATCAACACGACAAAAAACCAAAATGACACCAGAGCACCAAGCCACATTTGAAGCAACAATGGCCGCAGCGGGAAGCAAGGCAACTTATACCGGTGCTGGGGCCAGCATAATGGGCTGGGTTCTTTCCAGTGAATTTGGCGTCTTCATTGGCTTGATGCTTGGTCTTGGCGGCTTCATCATCAACTGGTATTACAAGCACAAAGAAGACAGGCGCAGGCAAGAGGAGCACGACCGTCGCATGGGCCTTTACGAATGAACAGATCTCAGCTTGCCAGCTTAACCCTTAGCGCATCGGCGCTTGTCTGGCTGGCGATGTCAGAAGGATTTACGGATCGTGCCATCCAGCCTTTGCCCGGCGACAAATGGACTTATGGATTTGGCACGACCGATGGCGTTAAGCCGGGCGACACGATCTCCCCGCCAAAGGCATTGGAGCGCAAGCTCCGCGATGTGCAGGCCTTCGAGGGCGCGCTCAAGCAGTGCGTCACCGTGCCCCTGGCCCAGGGCGAATACGACGCCTACGTGAGCCTGGCCTACAACATCGGCGGCACGGCGTTTTGCAGCTCGACCCTGGTGCCGCCTCTTATACACATCTCCGAGCCCACGAGACTAGGCATGATATCGTATGCCGTCTTCTGCTGGAAAAAAAAAAAAGGACTTCAGAGCACAGCAGAGCGTTGACACCAGCGGACAGGGTCGCTGATCTATATCGACATGTGTATGTGTAGACATTCGAGCAAAGACAAGAATCGTGGA